CAATATCCAGAAAAAGAACTTTTAATTGATCCGTATTTACTTGGTGTTTTAATTGGAGATGGCTCCTTAAGCAGTGGAAACTTAACAATAACTAGCGCTGATTCAGAATTGATTGAACGTTGCGCTCAACTTTTACCTAAAGACTACACGTTCAAGAAAGCTTCTAAGTACGATTATCGTATTTCTCATGTTAAAGGCAGCCTTTTCTGTGGGACACCAAATCCTGTAAAAAGAAATCTTGAAAAACTTGGTTTGTACGGAAAAACATCAGTATCAAAATTTATCCCAAAAGAATACTTATTTTCTTCTGTTGCTGATCGTGAGGCGTTGCTACAAGGTTTACTCGATACAGACGGCACGGTATCTAGTTCTGGTTCTGTTTCTTTTTGTACTACATCTCAGCAACTTGTAGATAACATCATTGAACTAGTTCAATCATTAGGAGGTATTGCAACTAGACGTATTGCACAGTTTAATTCTTATACCCTGCCCAATGGAGTAAAAACCCGTACAACAACACCTTCTTACAAAGTAGGAATAAAATTACATCCTGAGATTAGACCGTTCTCTTTGGAGCGTAAAGCACTGAGGTATGCTCCTTGTACTAAATATCTTCCTTGTCGTGGCATTGTAGATATTAAACCTTCGTTTGAAGAGAAGGTACGTTGCATAGAAGTGCAAGATGAGTGTCATACATTCTTGACAAAAGATTATATCGTCAGTAAAAATTCGGCCAAAAGCACAGTCTTGGGCTTACTTACGGCATGGGCTATTGGTATCCACACTAAAGCTAAACGTCCTCTACAGATTCTTTACTTGTCATACACAGTTGATATTGCACGATCCAAAAGTGCTACCATCAAACGCATCATTGAAAGTAAGCGCTACCAAGAAGTTTTCCCTACTGTACGCCTAATGAAGAATGTAACCAGTAATGAGTACTGGTCAATAGATCATCGCTTTGCTGGTATTGACACAACTGGTGATGAACAGTTTACACTTTGTGCTGCAGGACTTAAGGGTTCAGTTACTTCCAAGCGATCTCATTTAGTAATGATAGATGACGCCATAAAAAGTTCGGCAGATATCTCAAATCCAGACATTAGAAAACAAATGCAAGAGAACTGGAATGCTGTGATTGCACCTACCATGTTTGAAGGTGCACGAGCAATATGTCTTGGTACACGCTTCCGACATGACGACATTCATGCGACAACTTTTAATGAACAAAATAATTGGATGCAGATTGTTCTTCCTGCAATTAAGAATAATCGTATAACAGGAGAAGAAGAATCCTACTGGCCTGCAATGTGGTCTTTGGAATACCTAAAGGAAAAGAAACGACAGGCACCTATTGCCTTCTCTTTTCAGTACATGAATCATATCGTTAGACAAAACGAACTTTCCTTGGCACCAGAACTAATAGTTAAAGCAGAAATCGCAACGGAGTTTGATACTCTTGGCGTCGGTGTTGACCTATCTGCTGGCGTCAAAGAAAAGAATGATTACACCGTTATGGTACTAGGTGGACGTATTGGTGATCAGATTCATATTATTGATTACAGACGAATACGAGTCATGGGAAATCTAGAAAAACTTGACGTACTTAAAGAACTTCTTAACGACTGGTCTATTCTTGGTAAAGATGAAAACAATAATTACTTTCCGACTTTTGCAACAGTTGACATATGGTCTGAAGCTGTACAGTACCAGGCATCCCTGGAAGCAGACTTCAAAAGAGTTTGTTTAAATCAAGAAGGTCTCTACAACATTTTGTGGCATCCCGTCAAAGGTTTCCGTGCAGATAAGCTTGCAAGGTTTCGCGGCATTATGGGCATGTTTGAAGATAGAAAAATAATCTTTAATCGGTTTAGGAACTTCACAAATCTCTTCGAGGAACTCACGAACTTCGGCGTAAGTAGTCATGATGATTGTGCGGATGCCCTTGTGTGGTTAGTCAATGGTCTAGCACGGAAAGGTCAATTACACCTAGACTTCTAATTCTAAAGACTTTATAAAATTACAAAGATTAGTTACAGCAGTAGATCTTAACGTATAGAATAAAAATGTGAGGAATTCCTCACATATCTACATATTTCTTAACGTCCTCATGGTTTCTACTCTTGCTCCACGTTCTGGCGTGGCTGGGTGGGATCAGTTTTGTGAGTGGGTTACAGGCACCGAAAATCGTCTTTATGTCGGTTGGTTTGGTGTACTTATGATCCCTTGCCTACTGGCCGCCACCATTTGTTTTATCATCGCTTTTATTGCTGCTCCACCTGTTGACATCGATGGCATTCGTGAACCTGTTGCTGGATCCCTCCTATACGGAAACAACATCATCAGCGGAGCCGTTGTGCCCAGCAGCAATGCAATCGGCTTACATTTCTACCCAATTTGGGAAGCTTCTTCGCTTGACGAGTGGCTCTACAACGGGGGTCCCTTTCAGCTCGTCATCTTCCACTTCCTCATTGGCATCTTTGCTTACATGGGACGAGAGTGGGAACTTAGTTATAGATTAGGGATGCGCCCCTGGATCTGTGTTGCGTACTCCGCACCAGTAGCTGCTGCAACTGCAGTGTTCCTTGTGTATCCCTTTGGTCAAGGTTCGTTTTCTGATGCAATGCCTCTTGGTATATCGGGAACCTTCAACTACATGTTTGTGTTCCAGGCCGAACATAACATCCTTATGCACCCTTTTCACATGTTGGGTGTAGCTGGTGTTTTTGGTGGATCGTTATTCAGTGCTATGCACGGTTCTCTCGTCACATCCTCACTGGTACGTGAGACGACTGAAGACGTATCTCAAAACTATGGCTACAAGTTTGGTCAAGAAGAAGAGACCTACAACATCGTTGCAGCACACGGCTACTTTGGAAGACTTATTTTCCAGTATGCCAGCTTTAACAATAGTCGTAGTCTTCATTTCTTTCTTGCCGCTTGGCCTGTGATTGGTATATGGTTTGCTGCACTTGGTGTATCAACCATGGCATTTAACTTAAATGGTTTTAACTTCAACCAATCTATTGTTGATAGTCAGAATCGTGTGGTGCCTACTTGGGCTGATATTCTCAATAGAGCTGGTCTAGGCTTCGAGGTTATGCATGAGCGTAATGCACATAACTTTCCTCTTGACCTTGCAACAACTGAGTCTGTTCTCGTGGCACTAAAGGCTCCGGCCTTAAGCTAAATTTAAAATAAAATTATCTACCCGACTGCTAACACGGTCGGGTTTTTATTGTAAACTAAAGGAAAGAAATCTAAAACCTTGGGTCCGGAATACGCTGCCATCTTTTTGACTGCGGTCATTTCAGCGATCACAGGTGGTTCCTGGGTGGCTAACAAACTGTTGTCCCGTCAAACGGAGAGGATCCAACAAGGCGTGGAACACATTAATACACAGAGACGTAGGATCGACAATCTAGAAGATGAAGTGAAGCGTTTACCAATGGATTACGTACTAAAGGTTGATTTCTTACACGAGATTACAGAAATGCATAGTAATTTTAGACAAATTAACAATAAGCTTGATAAGCTAATTGAAAAGCTTTTAGCAAAATGAGCTACGTACTTGAAATCCAAGAAGATGAAAACGGTGATTGTTTCATCACGTTTCCAGAAGAAGTAATCGACGAGTTGGGCTGGAAGGAGGATGATGTGCTTAGTTGGGATGTACGTAGTAACGGCATCATTCTAAGTAAAGTAAATGACTCAAGCGGTTATGAGGTTATAGAAGAGTAGAATACACAAAAGTAAGTAGTTAGATTATGGCTGGTTATTATGGCGGAGAACGCAACGTACCTGGGGCAGTTGGTAATATAGGTGGTACAGCTAATAGCTTCCTTGCTGGTAACCCTAGTTTTGATGTGAACAAAGGTCCAGGTGCTTTAGGTGGTCGTTCAGAAGAACAGATACGACGTCTTCTACAGAGCACTCCAAATAATCAACAGTTACTTAAAGAGATGGAACGCCGTGGGATTACTCCTGGTGGTGGTCCACAGCTGCCTTTAGCCGGATCACCTTTTGGTTCTAGTAACCTTGCCGGTGCAACAGCACAAATGAATCCAGGTCAGCCAGGTAATTTTGCTGGTTTTACTGATCAGTTACAAGCACAAAATCAAGGTCCTAGTACACCCGTTAAATACTACCCTGACGCGTTTGGCGGACAAGGGGGAATCTTACCTAATCGTGGTGCAGCAGGCCCTGCTAATGTGCGTCCAAAGGGATCTACTCCTCTTGCTCAAGATTTTACTGAAGATTCCGATGGTATGGAACAGATGTTAGCGCAGCTTCGCGAAAACCAATCTTCTTTACCAAACGGATTTATTAATAAATATGTCTCTTAAATCTGCTAGCATTTAACAAAGGTAATAATTAATGGACGCTAAAGCCCGGCTTAAAGAGATTGTTGATTCCTACATCGAGAAAGATGGAGGAGCTTCCGTTGATACCGGCATTGTCGCGTCCCACTTAGCACAGATGAAGTTGTTTGGCATCCGGCAGGGTGTTGAATTTTTTCCAGCTCAAGATAACTTTGGTAATCAACGCAAAGACTTTATCGACCGTGTAATCAAATTCAATCAAATAGACACACGCCTAGACTCCATCTGGGACTACTTCCTATGTGATGGACAAGGTCTTTTTTACATACGTCCTACAGAAAACAATTATCGCCTTTACTTCTTTAGACGTAATGAGTATAGGAGTTTCTACAACATTGACGGTGAGTTAGACGAAGTTGTAATTATCTATAGCTACAAGATACGTCAAGGTTTCGGCTTTCAACAGGACATTGTATCTTCTGATGTAACAGGTCCTGCTTCCATGGGACAAGGCGGAGTCAAACGTTACATTCGTCTTTCAATTAAACGTAAGACAATAGAAGAGACACACTCGGAGGCAGAACTTTCATTCGATACTAACTATCAAATGAACTCTGGGCGTACCACCACACTTAAAAATACGCTTGGCTTTATTCCTTGTGTTGAAATCTTTAATAATACCAAAGGTTTCTCAATGGAAGGTGTTGGTGAATTTGACGCCTTAGCCAACCATATATGCACGCATGATGACTTGGTACGTACCATGCGGAAGAATGTTACCTTCTTTGGTAGCCCAACCCTACTTTCTTCTCGTCCTAAAACGGATCTAATGGAATCCAGTAGCGACACTGCTACTGTGCAGCGTCCTTCTATTGCAGCAAACTCAGGCTTTGGTGGTGCAGGACCCTTAAGTAGATCTCAGTTTAAATCTGATCCTATCTATCGCGGTATCGATGGTCAGCTTCGCGTACCACGCATCATTGCAAACCTTGAACCTAACGATCGTGTTGGTTACATTGTTCCAGATGCAATCACAGGAGATCAAAATTCTTTTGCACGTCAATACCGAGAAGAGATACGTACATCTCTTGGTGGTGTAGACGAACTATCTATATCTGCAGGTGTAACTGCAACAGAATATAAATCGTTATTTGGTAGAGTATCTGCCACATCAAAGAAGAAGGCAACTGCTATTTACACATATGGGATATGTCGTTGTCTAGAACTTATCTTATTCCAAGAAGAAACTTTATTCCGTAACACATTAGCAGCGGCTGCAGGAATTGAAAGGCCCTTGGAACTTCCCGAGCAAGCTACTGATGAAGACACAGCAGCATATAACGAAGCTATGGGTATGTTTGAGGACCAAGTCAAGAAGATAATGATGGCTTGTCTTAAGACTCAACAAATACCACCTGGTGTATTAGGACTAATTCCAGATGGAGATGTGACGCTCCAATGGCGTTGGATGGGTCCTGTTTATGAAGACTCAACACAAGATATTCTTAACAACTCGATTGTTGTTAGGAACCTACAGGAATTAGGTGTTGATAGCATTGAAGCACTGAAATACCTCTTCCCCTCAAAAACGGAAGAGGAGCGGGCCGAGATGTTATCTGGGTTCCCGTTCAGGATGGTGAATGAATTACAGAGTGCCTACTCTCAATTCTCTCGCCTGGTGGGGGGTATGATGCAGACTCCTCACCCGCAATCACCGGACTTACCGATGGCTGCGGATCCAAGATTGGATCTAACTCCATATCTGTATCGTACATTAGAAGCATTACAAAAGGAGATGAGTTATGCAGGACGCTACCGTCCAATCGATCCCACAGATGAGCCAAGTACCAGCAGCCGTCGCTCCGAGCAACTACGTGGTGGCAGCACCACAAGCAGCTCCGGTCAGCTACCAGGCAGCACCTCAGGCTTATCAAGTGGGTACGAGTTACCCCCAAGCGGTACCTCAGGCGAACCCCAGTTACCAATCAAGCCCTACTCAATACGCCCCCCAATCCCAACCGGCGGCACCTCAGGGCAATCCATGGGAGTCGGCGTTCAACAAGGTAGTGGGGCTACTGAGCGCACCAGTCCAATCCCCGTTCCAGGGTCAACCCTCTCAAGCGGCACCTCAGTATACCCCGGCCAATTACGGAATTCCGTACAGCCAAGCTACGCAACAATCGGCTCCGCAGACTTGGCAAGCCAACCAGGCTTACTTGCCCAACTCTTCCCCAACCTCCTTGACGGGATCCTCGGCGGTTCAGGCGCACCAGGAAGTAAATACGGCGATAGCAGATTATTACAATCTGAGCAACGAGACTCGTCAGGTTCTGGACGTGTTCGGGATGGAAGCGCCAGCAGTCCTGAACAACTACGCGCTAAACCTGGAAGCAATGGTGGACAGCGCCGTCGCATGGGGAAACCGCGCAGCTAACTGCGTTACCGGTTACGCCAACTTTGCCGTTAATGAGCATCAGGAAAACCTCGCTTATAACGAGATTCTGACTAACCCTGATGTACTCAGCGACTACACACTTAAGTTCTTCGGTCCTGAAGGTCCTTATCCTGTGTACGAAAATGAAGAGCAACTAGCTACTCGTGGTTATCCCACTCAGCCTGCTGGTTATGCACAAGTAGGTCAGTTCCCTGCACCTCCTGCTGCTGCTGCTCCTCAAGCCCCTGGTAATTTCTGGGGTGAATTTAACGACACAATGACACGTGATCCACAAAATGCTTGGCGCATTTTGAATCAAGCACAACCTCAAACTGTTGCAAACAAACTGTTTGTAATGGAGTAATACATCAGCTTGTAATGAATAAATTACAAGCTGTTAAAATCATGTTAGATAAGACATATAATGTCTGAATCTTTCACCCTGTAAAAACATTCCCCGAGAACTGGAGGATAAAACAAAGTGTTCATTGATAACGATTTTCCGAAGATTCTAGGTGCGGAACTTTACCGTCCCCACCCTGCTTATATTGCGGAAATGGCTGTTGAGCCCGTGGTCGTCCACGACTTCACACGTCAACCTGGTCAAACTGTACAACTCGACCGCTATAAGTTCTGGGGAACCCCTGGTACTAAGGATAGCCGCGAGCGTATTGCCGACCAAACCATTGGTACCGCTAACAGCCGTAACATCACAAAGGAGAAAGTCCTTGTGGTGCTTAAGGAATACACCGGTCCTGCAGACCCTGGTGATCCTACCCAACCTTCAACCTTTAAGATTGCTCGTGAAACTCTAGTTACCGCTCAGCGCATGTTGCTGGACACAGGTAACTTGAATATGTTCCACCAATCTATCGGTAGCCTCACACTGCTAGATGACTATCGTCGTTGGCGCGATCGCGTCTTCCTTGACGAACTAGCTAAAACTGAAGCTAACGGTAAAGCTTCTGGAACCCAAGGTGGTTACTACTTCGCTGGTAACAAAACCAAAGATTCCTCTGGCCGTATTTCTTATGAGTCAGCTGAATACACAGCTGATCTTCAACAGTTCCATGTGTCTACTGACCTGTTGACCGTAGTTAAAGATTTACGTAAGCGTAACGTACCAAGTTTTGCTGATGGTTTGTATCGTTGCATTTGCGACCCTACATTCATGATGCACTTGCGTCGTGACCCTGACTTCCGTGAGATCGCACGTTATGCCGGTAACCCCGGTCAAGGCATGTACATGGCTAACCCCATGATGCCTAACAACGCCAGCTTCTTCATGGGTCCTCAAGCTGGTCAAGCTTACTTCTTGGCTGGTGAACCTGTAATGCCTACTGGCGTTCAGTTTGAAGGTGTGAAGTTCTATGAGTCAACTAACTTCCCAACCAAGAACGTTACCACAGCCTTTAACGGTGTATCTGGTAACTACGCTTCTCAAGAAGTTGCACAAGGTTACTTCTTTGGTCCTCAAGCAATTGGTGTTGGTATTGGCGGTCCTAACGCTCAAGTACTCATCAACAACAACGATGACTTCAGTCGTTTCATCATCTTGATTTGGCAACTGTATGCTGGTTTTGAAGCCTTGAACAAGGACTTCGTTACTACCGCATTCAGCTACGTCTCCGATGACGGCACTGTTTAAACATAATCACTGTAATAATCTCCAAGGAAAAAATAAATGACTTATTTGTCCGCTAAGAAAATCTACCCAGGCAACTGGGCGGAACCCCTGAACGGTTGGTACAAAAACATTGATACCAACGACAACGGCTCTAATGACGCAACTAAAGGTGGCCCTACTTCCGTATTGGCTCTCCCCGGTTATCGTTATTTTCAACAACGTGGTTATGTCGCTGTAACCGCAACATCTGGTGCTGGTGCAGTATCTGCTGCTGATGTGATCGTTCCTTCTCCTTATCAGAATGACGACACACGTACCAACATCACTGGTATGGTGATCTCTGGTTCATCTACCCTACCTGCTTACGTATATCGCACTGCGGTTTCTGTAGCTTCTGGTTGGGGTGATGGTCGCGTTGCTTCTGGCATCTATGCCGCAACAGGTAACGTACTATCATTTGGTCGCAGTAACGCTGGTAGCCCAGTAGCTGCTTCTGCTGTTGGCGAAGGTGTTATCCAAGCTAACCTCACCTCTACTACCTCTGGCACACAAGTTGGTGAAATCTTCTTCACTGCAGGTGTTGCAGGTTATGGTACCAACCCATTCCTTATTGCTACTGGTGCAACAGGTGTAACAGCTGGTAATGTTAATTACGCTGCCACTGTATCCACCACCATGAAGGTGTTTGCAAAAGAGACAGCTAACAGCACAACTACTTCTGGTGGTTTCTACATCTCCAGTGGTGATTCACTTGCTGGTCGCACAGGTTACTTTGTAGTTGAAATATGCTACATCCAACCTGATGAAGCTCCTGGCTACGAAGATATCGATAGCTACTTAATTGGTCGCACTGTTAGCTAATTAGGGTAAACTAGGACCAGAACACTCTTCTGGTCCTTATGCTCTATCAGCACAAAAAAACAGGCGCACGCCTCAAAGTTATAAGCGAGTGGGATAACGGCGATTGGTTTATGGTCGAAGACCAAGACGGACGTTTATTTACAGCTTATAAAACTGAAATCTCTCCTGATGAAGATGCCACTAAAAAGGTAAAAACTCTTCAGGTAAAAGATAAAGCAGCAAAAGAAGAGCCACGCACTTTCCCTCCTGATCATCGCTTGAATGTAAATTCGGCAACTGCTCAGATGCTCGCAGATCATATCAAGGGCATTGGTCTTAAGACCGCTCGTGAGATCAAAGATCTTCAAATGTCCTTATCAGGTGAAAGATTCAACAATCTCGAACAACTGAGACAGATTAAACGAATTGATTGGGAAAACGTCTTTGCTGCTGATTTAATACGTGTCTAATACTCATCTCCTATTTACCCCTGGGAAACTGGGGGTTTTTGCTTTTAGAATAAAAGAAAAATAAAATACAAATGGCAGGTTTAATACCGATAGGAAAAATTGCTAGTCCCGGAGAAGATGTCTTTGCGACTACTGGACCACATCTTGATGTACGTGTAATTCCACAATTTGGAAAAGATAAAGGTAAAAAAATTAACCCAGAGACAATAAGATCTTTACTTCAAAATATACAAGCTGCAGGGAAGCCTATCGTACAACAAGGCAAAGATGGTCAGTGGAGCTGGAACAATCCAATCACATCACGTTTTGGACCACGTTCTGCGCCTACTGCAGGAGCATCAACGTACCACGAAGGAATTGATTTAGGCATTGGTGCTGGAACGCAATTAGCTTATAAAGGTTATGGTACTTTTGCACCAAATAAAGGTTATGGTACTTTATCAACTACAGATCCAAAGGGACAACCTTATGATATTCAGTTCCTACATACAAAACCAGCGGGGAGTAGTACAGTTGCATCAACCGCACCGGCTGTAACTACACCCGCACAAACAACAACAACAACATCCACTGACGCACGAACAGAAGATATACTTAAAGCTTTCTTGTATGGTGCAAAATATACAGATAAGCCAAAGGAAGCACCAAAGACATTTGAACAACAGTTAAAAGAACAGTTATTAGGTAGTGTTTTGAATCAAGCACTTAATCCACAATCTTTCTTGTCTTCTTACTCAGCAAGTAATCCGTTTATACAAGGTAAGTCTGCAGCAACAGGTGATTTCCTTAACAATGTATTTAGTTGATTACATGCTTTTATAATAAATAGATAAGGAGGAATAGAAGTGCAACTCTCTGACTTCGACAAAAGCAGAGTTAGATACCATCTGGGCTACTATGTGGTTTCTGTTCCAGCGGGAGATTATGCTCGTTTAGAAGAATCTTTGAACACTGTTCCTGATTCTTACTTCTACGACAAAATTGCTATTCAAATCGGTCGTTGTGATACGGCTGAAAAGAAAACAGAAGTTGCCTCTTCTCCTTCCACACGTTTAGAAAGTATTGCAGGTGATGTGGATCGCACGATCCGCTCTAGTAATACCAAGGAAGCCTTGAAGGTTTGGGATGAAGTTTACCTTTACGAAACTAATCGTTTAGCTGGTATTCTTTACGTTCCAAACTATAAAGATCCTTTCCAAGCCAGATACCGTTACGAACGATCTGGTGCTGAATTTATCCAGGCTTTACCTGGTCCTGCCGATACCTCAGTCGGTTCTCGTATTTACCTTAATCTTGCTTGGAGATAAACAATGGCAGAAAAACTCTCTCGACTTGAAGCTTATTTAAGTGGTAAACTTGCAAACGAATTAACGTACGCTGGTGACCAGTTTAAAAAAGGCAATATTCCTTATGTAGGCAAGCCTAGGTTTACGCCGGAACAAATGCGTTCAATGACGGCTCCGGGGCTTGTACGGTATCCACAAAACGTCCCTGGCACCAGTTTAAATGCAATTCAAACTGGTAAATACGGACCTACTGATTGGAATCCAAGCGCCAATCCGCTTCGCGTTCCGTCTGCTCCAGCACTTCAACAAGGGGACGCAGACCGTGCTTACGAACAGTTTGTATCTCGCGCTGCGCAACTAACCGTACAAGATCCTGAGCTTAAACGTTACGAAGATGCACGTAAAATTGCTGCTGCTCAAGGTGCTACACCTGAAAACGTTAAGACAGCAGAAGATATTGGTATGCAAATCTGGGCTAAAAAATATGGTGGTCCCGGTGGCTTAGCTAGTAAAGTAAAACCTGGCCAAGCTGGTTACGATGTAATTCAAAATACCATAAACCCTGGTGCAGCACCACAAGGACTTAGCGCCTACGGTAAGGCTGGCACAGAATATGATTACCGTGATTATGGCGAACCCCAAAATCCTACTCTTGGTTCTCAGATGCAATCACCCATCACATCTGTGCCAGGACTTAATGCAACTACAGCACAACAAGTAAATACTGGAGCACAAGTACAAGCTCAAGACCTTGCAGACTTGTTTAAAAATGCTGTATTTGACGAAGAGTTAATGAAACGAATACAACAATATAATTAACTTTATATAATTGGCATTGCACAACATGTAAGTCCAAGAACCCAACTGGATAAGAATCTTTGATTCACGGAGACCAGTGTTGTTGCTTTAAACTGATGACTCTTTGTCCTAATTTCGTTAGACGCCTTGCAGCTACCGTTAGTTTGATTACGTCTGTTCAAGCCGTATTCGCACCAGGTCTCAAGGCCGAATCAAATTGGGTTAGATGAAACTTCAATAATTATGGCTACACCTCGCGTTGGAACATTACCTCAAGCTGATCGTGCAGCGATCTTTGATGCTGCGCGTAAGTTAAAACTTAATCCTTATGAATTAGGCGGATTCCTTTCTTTGGAATCAGGCACTAATATGGATCCTAATATCCGTGGTGGGGCAGGAGGTAATTATTATGGCATGATTCAATTTGGACCAGACGAACAAAAGAAATATCTAGATCCATCTCGTATGGGTCAATATACCCGTGCAGAACAAATGCCTAAAGCTGTTCAGTTTCTTACTGATCGAGGCTATACCCCAGGCATGGGTATTGATCGAGCTTACGCTACGGTGTTAGGAGGTAATCCTAATATTTCTTTAAACGCTAAAGATTCCTTTGGTACTTCTGTTGCAGGTGCATCAAAACGTTTTAAGCAAGGCGGTGATCTATATGAAAATGCAAAACGTGTTTTGGGAGATGTTCCTAATACTTCTTTTAATAACCCGGTGGCAACTTCTGTTAATACGAATTCACGCTCCGTGGAAGATATTTTATCTTCAGTCTTAAGTGGCGCAGTAAAGCCAGAGTTAGAAGACAAGAATAATAAAGCAAAAACATTAGTAGAGATGGTAATGCAATCCGTACTTCCTGGAGTGCTTTCTACAACTAGTCCAGCGATACCACCTAATCCTTTTGCGTTGTACTGATGGCTAGATTTTCTGACTACGTAGATAGCTCCTACCTACCAGGGGAAGTGTACACTAGTGGTTTATCTGAATTACGAAAAGACCCACAAAATATAATTGATTATCTAACAAAGGCAAAGTTTAAATTCGATGGAGATGAATCACAAGACTCTTTGGTAAAACCAGGGAGCTCTTTTCAAAGATTTTTAAACTTACAAAATAATCCAGAATCTTTATTTACAAGTAGAATGCGTCTTCCTCAGAAATTTCAAGAGTTTCAAGCCCTGTCTAACCTTGGAACATAACGCTATAATTAATAAAAAGCGGTAAGTACATTGTCTTCTACAGCCACAAATAAACAACCTTTATTGGTTGATAGACCATTATTTGATTCCGTCCGTGTGACTACACAGACTGTAGGTAGTGCATCCTCCAACACACTCTTTGTGCAAGGCGGACAAGGACCATCCATCTTGGTGGATATGGACGCAGCCCTTAGCGAAGACACCAACAATGGTGGTGTTGTTGATTCCATTACGATTGTGCGTAATGATTTCTATCGTGCTCCAGACTACACTTACACGGGAATTGCAAGTTCTGGTCAAGTTGTTTCCTTTGTAAGTGGTCAGATAATTCAGATCACAGCAGTTACAGGTATAGGTACAGCTCCTGCTAGTGGTGTTGGTTATTACACCTACACAGGAACATCAACATTGACAGGTGTTAATACCGCCCTCTTGTACTCTGGCGGTACAACTACAGGTTTCTTGTACAACGGCGTTAACTACGGATACAAACCTGCAGTTACTTTTGCGTTCTATCACACCCGTGGTACAACAATACCAGTCCCTGGTTCTGGTGATTACAGATTGTTGTTTGCTAAGACAGTTCCGGCTGATAGTGGTGTAGTTGACTGTTCTGATGTGATGCCTCAACTTGCGACACCTGTTGTGCAAGCAGGTAATACCACTGGTTTAGGTTCGACCGCACCTTTACGTAACAAAGGAATTTACTTAGAACGTGGCGACAGAATTTACGTAGGTGTATTCCCAGATGGTCCGAACTCAAGTGGTTATATTCCAGGTGCTCACGTTATAGCAGAAGGCGGCTTCTTCTAGTCATGGCAAAGAAGAGTGGAAACTCTTTTGGTGCAAGTTCCTTTGGCGGTTTATCAACCGCACCCATAATCCCACCAGCGGGTGTGAAACCAATAACTACGGAATTTTCCCGTGGTTCAATTCCAGACTCTATTTACACAACAAATAGAGAATCTGCTTGGACACGCTGGAGGAAAGGTTATGAACTTGCGACCGCATCTACACATAACACTGATTACAGATATGAATTCTCCTACGAGATACCAGCGACTACAACAAGTGGTAATCCAACGCCTGTAATCTCAGGTGCTTTTGTAGGCTTTCCAACTACAAATAAAGAACTTGGAATGCACTGGGCGGTATGGCGATACGCTGGATCATTGCGATGTGATGATTTTATTGATCCCGTTAGCACTGACAGACTTTATATTAGTAGCGTCACAGAAGACGCGACGAATTGGTATGTAACTCTTGCTGGAACCTGGAGCTCAGGCAACCCACTTCCCGCGCCATTTTACATTCCTGTCACAGGACAACCTAATGGTTTACGTCCAGCGACAACAGAGATTTTTGAAGATCGTGTTATTACTGTTGGTGGAGACATCATTACAAAAGAAACGTTTAATCCAGCAACACAAAAACGTTATGGTTATGTTCAAGCCGTTGCTACAAACATAGATCCTTTTACGGGAATACTTACGTTCAAGAAGGCTGGTTCTGTGTACGTAACACCTGATGCTGTGTACATAAGTCCATCTCCACAAGGATTTACAGTAGGTAGATACCTTATAACAGGAGCACGATACTGTTGTACCTGCCAGGACTTCACGCATCGGGACTACTCCTTCCTTACTTCCAGTAACAACAAGCAAGCAATGCCGCGCAACAATATATCATCGATTAAACCAGGTCGTTTTGAATTAACAAAACGTGATGGCACCTTAGATAACAGTGCAATGACTACAGCATCTGTAGACAGAAACATTGAGGTATATGCGCCAGATGCTTTTGGACTTGATTACACAGTCTCAGATAGCTCTATAACCGACCCAAAAGCCACCAGAGACAACCCTGGAGTCTATCGTGAGTTTGGTTTCCTATACACTCGTAGTACACCTGACGTGGCCCTCCCAGGCTCCGCTGCGGAAGGTTTACCTGGTTACCAAGACTACTCTACTAGTATCACAAGTACAGACGCAAACTCCATTCCACAAGATGTAATTACATCTATCACAGATAACTGGACACCTCTTCTGGATGAGTTACGTTATTGCAAACACATCTATGCGCTTAGATTTAAAGATCGTGTGTTCCCCCCTGAACCATCTGATTTTCCAGTGGGACCAGAAAGTATGGTCAACTGGGAACAAAAGTTAGTTGCTAAAACAGAAAAAGAACAACAAGCAGCAAGATCATACTATGCAACCAGAAGATCATTGGCAATGATGGACGTGCCACCTTACAATTCCCAGTCACCAATAATATACCCAATGTTACAAAAACTATTTAACATTACGACAGACCGTATTCTTATTGCCAACTTTACTATGTATGACAAAGACGGTATAGCATATACGCCTTGAATACTTGTTACTGTCTTCAAGAAAGCTTCTGTATCTATACTCCTTCCCCCGCGTTTAGAGAAATTAAAATAAGATAACAGCAAATTGAGTATGTTCAATTGTGAGCAGGATCCCCTTTCCCTTCTCCTTGAATTAACTCCTAAATTAGCTAAGCGACGTTATCGACAATCTATCTACGAAGCTTGGGATTACAAGTGTGGTTATTGTGGAGAAAAGGCTACCTCCTTAGATCATATAATACCAAGATTTCGTTCTGGATCTAATAATCGTAATAACCTGCTTCCTGCCTGCCAACGTTGCAATAATCACAAAGGCAGCGACAAAATGGAAGAGTGGTATCAAAAACAAAATTATTTTTGTGATGTTAAACTTATTCGCATTAAAGCTTGGATAGCACAAGAAACTGTTGATATTTTTGCTTATAATAATGACATGATCATTCCTGCGTTGGTAGCAGGTTAACAGGAGTTTATTTAAATGGGTGTTACGTACGTAGCAAAAGAAGCGGGGAAAGGTGAGTGGGTTAAAACGCTTTTACCTTTAGAAGAGTATGCTCCTGCAGATCGGACTGTTTCATACACGAAACCAATAAAAGAAACTATTGTAACACAAGTAGGCAAATATACTTATAGTGGCAAAAACAACATGGTAAAAACATGGGTACCTGGAAAAACAAAAGAAATAATTATTGGCTATGAATCAACCGATCCTAACAAAAAAGCCGATTACACTAAAGGTGTAAAAGTAGAAGTACCCAACGTACAAGTAACAAAAGAAACAGCAACACCCTCATATGCAGGGAAAAATACTTCGTCATCAACTAACCATACGCCAGCTACAACACAAACAAAAATAGTTACGCTTTATCCTCCATTTTCAATAACAGCAGATGTATATGATGCAGAATTAAAAAAAGATGAAGACGATAAAGACGCTAATAAAAGCAAAGAAAGAACAAACAAACCTAGGATAGAACTTAACAATAAAACAGAAGAAGTATATGCAAAAATAGTAGGAACACCTGACAAACCCGGACTTGCTTTAAAAGCAAATGGTGAAAATTATGTAGCATTAAGGGATGTTATAAGAAATGACCCCTCAATTGATAAGGATTTAGAAACTCAATTTAGGTCTTTTTATGTTAATGAAAAAATAGAAAAGTGGGATCCAACTAAAAACGTCACAAGAAAGCCCCCCTATGGTGATTTCGATTATGCATATTACGCAGAAGAAAACCCAGAAATAAAAAACAAATGGGAGAACTATGAAAACATCGATGACGTAGATGTTGTTGAACGTTATGGTGAGGTTGGTTTTTATGCTAATCACTATAGTACTCAAGGTAAAGCAGCAGGACTCCGTGGTAATGCATTAGAGGCAGTAAAAGAAGCTGAAAAATATAAAGAGTATGAACCAAAAAAAACAGATGCTGAACTTCAAGCTATTCGTGATAAGCAGTTAGGACTTGATACGGCTACACAATCTTCTCGTCTAATGAAGGAGGGTAGTGCAATAAAAGCTGAGTGGGACAAAGCAATAAAAGGTGATCCCTATTGGAAAAAACAAGCTAAAGAAAAATATCTTGACACTGATAAACCAGATGAGTTCCTAACGTTATTCCGTCTTTCAGAACGACCAGAAGATAAAGAAATACTTAAGGGTGTAGTAGGTACCAAAAGTGGAATCACTGAATTAGAAGATGCATTTAACCAAGCCGTTGGAGCAGAAGCATTAGCAGAAACAAAGAAGTTTGGCGCTTTGGCACAAGATGTTTTAAAGCAGACAATTGCTGAAATGAAGAAAGCTAAAGGACAAGAACAGATGTTGGGTTTATATAAAGGACTTGGTGGCTTTAGTGAAATTATGGATATCAACAAACAATTAAGTGATTCAATATTGGGAGATAGTGGTGTTGGCGGTATATTGTCCCAGATGGGAAGTACAACAGAAACAGAAGAAGATTTAGAAAAAAAACTAGAGAACATTACAGGTGTACGAAACAACGTAGTATATAACTGGCAAAAATGGTTTGATACAACACTTAAAGAACGGTATCAAAAAGACATTGAATTAGGTTATAAAACAGAAGATAGTGAGGAACAATTAAAAATTGATGGTGCCTTTGCTAAAAAATTTGTTGATGGTTATTTGACTCCAAGATTTAATACGTCTCGTTCAATGGATGAATTTCGTGAATACATCGATGTTAGACAAGAAGAACAGAACCCCTTTCAAACACAAGATATTATGAATGCTGTAAAACAACTTGCCGATATAAGAGTAGATAAATATTTAGCTGATGTTCAAAACACAACAGCACGTGAGTTTGATTCTGATTTTTACTTCGATCCTAAAGGAGATGCGTCTAGAGAAAGTGCTTATGCTGAACAAGCTGCCACTGTTGCTGCTGATTGGAACACAGCTAAAACCAATCCTAGCGCATTAGTAGATCCCAAACGAGAGGCCCTTGGAACATGGGAAGCACAAGCATACAGATTTGGGTTAGACCTTAATGATAAAAAGTCTTTTGCTAAATTACATTTTGAACTTATAGGTAATTTACCTAAGGACCCTAATGACCCAATTAAGAAACCAAGATTTGATGGCGCTGAAGATGTTATTAACGCCAGTAAAGTTAAAGATGAAATCTATAAAAATATTCTTCCCGCCTTAAGTAAAGAAGCTAAAGATCTAGGATCTGTTTTTGGTATCTTTACTACACCAGAAGAATTTGCCGATGACGTACTCGAAGGCGTGGACCCAACAAATAAAGAAGCCTGGGACAAAGTACTTAAAGCAAATGGACTAGAAGACTTTAAAGGAACAATAGATGAGCTCAAAGAAGAGATTAAAGAAGCCTTACGTACAGGCTCAGCTCAGACAATACGAGAAAATATTAAATACTTAAACGAAAAACGTAAACGTCCAACACAAGAGGAACTTGGAATACTTTATATTGAACGTCCAGAAGATTACAAAACAGGCGTACCTAAATCAGATACTGCACTGTATACTACATTTCAAAAAGCTGGATACAAAGGAACAGAAGATGAGTTTTACGAAAAGTTTTTCCCCGACACTGACCGCTCTGAACAAGAATACTTAACCAAAGCTTTAACAGGAGCAGACTTTAAAATAACAGGACTAACAACAAGTAATGATCCTTTTGAAAACTTTAATACAATTCAAGGTATGTTCCCAGAAGAGGAAGAAGACAATAAGAAAGATGACGATAAAATAAAACCTCCTTCGCAATTTTTTCGATTAGGATTAGAAGATGATGAAGAAGATGAAGACTATGATTACAAATCAAAGTCTGGATCAGATATTTTAGGTGAGTTTACCAAGAACTTTAAATAACTAACATGACGGAAAAGCACCAAAAGGCGGCAAGTGCAGCCAAACTAGCGAAAGATAAAATGGCTTGTAATAAGCCACGTAAGACTCCTGGTCATCCAACCAAAAGTCATGTAGTTAAAGCTTGTGATAAAGGAGAAGAACGTATTATACGCTTTGGTCAACAAGGCGTAGAAGGCGCTGGTAAAAACCCAACAACAGAAAAAGATAAAGCACGAAAGAAATCTTATTATGCTAGACATAATGCGCAAGATCCTAATCCTGACAAGATGAGTGCTAGATATTGGAGTCACCGCGTTAAATGGTAGTTAGCATAAAACAAAAGCATAAAGTCAAAATAAAAAATTTCTGTGTATATTAGAAGTAATAATTATTGTTTTTATGTCGGATCTATCTTGCGCTGTTAATTTGATCCGTAAATATGAGGGCTTTAGTGAAAAAGCCTATCCCGATCAACACACTGGCAAAGAACCATATACTATTGGCTACGGAACTCAATTTTATCCAGATGGTACTCCCGTTAAAAAAGGTCAGTATTGCAGTCAAGAAAAAGCATTAGAATATCTATTTCACGAACTTGGGATCATTGAAGGACGTCTAGACAAATTAAACCTGAATCTAGACGGTTGTATGCGCCAGGCGTTAGTCTCCTTTATTCATTCGGTTGGTTGGGATTCTTTTTTGTACAGCGGAATTATTGACTGCTTAGAGGCTGATGATTTTTACGGTGCCATTGAAGACATTGGTCGCTGGATCTTTGATGCCGACTACAAGCTCATTGGTGGCCTCCTGGACCGCAGGAGAGAAGAAGTTGATCTATTCCTACTACAACTCAACACACCCTTCCGTTCGTCTCCAGACATCTTGTTAACAGCATTTAGAGTCTACAGTGCTGCACCCCATCAAGTAGAAGCCATTCGCCATCTGGAAGAACAACTTAATCCGTACGTTTTATCGGAGTTTACAAACAGATTTAGGGTATCAGATGACCCATGGCTTGGTGCTACGGACAGTGTCTTAAGCAGTGTGTTTGACTCTTACCCTTAGAATAGAATTACATAAGACACGCAGAGAAAATGGAGCACTCAGTCGAACCGTGTGAGCATCGGGAGTTTGACCTCCCTTTGGAGCTTCAGTTTGCAATGAAGAAAGCTGAACTCCAAAGCGCAGAAATGACTTGGGATGAGCTTCAGGCTGCTCTTTTAAACCTTTACTACACTCGGATGATGGAGTGGACAGCAGTCAAAGATATTATGGCAGGCGAAAATATCGAGATTACTTGGGGCCAACCAACTGATGTTGACCTGGCAGAGCTCGCAGCAGCTTGTGTATCTGATGACGATGACGATGATGATGAAGACGATTACTTGCTTCAACCGTTCTGAAAGGTGTCAATCAACCTGTTAAGGTACCACTGACATTTCTTAAGATCTTCTAAAGGTTTACCTTTGAGCATACAGCGCCAAAGATATTTGATACAGCAGCCACGTAAGTAGCCACGATATTCGTCTGTATTTAGTTGTGCCTCTAGTGCTTCGATGCACTCAACCCTATCACTCGCCGTGTAGTGCGGAGGATGGTCAACAAGATCTGAATTCACAAACCAGAGGGTAATTCAAATGCCAGCTTAACGCATTAAGCCACGACGTTTAGCAGATTGTATTTTCATTTCATCATCAGCCTCAGGTAGCTCTAGTACCAAGGCATGTGGCTTAGGTGATGCACCCATTGCTACACCTTCTTCCATGGAAGGAATGAGTCCCGATACACCAGGCCGCTTCATCCCTTCAATGTGTAAAGGATTACGTTCAAGACCTTGCATTGGTGCTACCAAGCCACGGTTATACATGTCTTGTAAGGGAACATCGTTATTCTGATTGGCTAGTGGTTGACCAAAATCATCTTCGCCAATACAACGACACATCACCTCATCCATAAATCCGTCTAAAAAACCAGCTGCATTGTTATGCATAATATTTGAAAAGCTTGATTATCTCCTCTTACAATATTACTATGGCAAGTTTTTATGATCCCACTTACGATCCACTAAAGGACACTGGATCCTCAGGTGTTGAAGTAACCGACTTACGACCAGAACAGGTTAGGGATGTTGATCTACGTCGTTTAGATCCGGAAGAGCGAGATATATTTTCAGACGTTGCGCGAGACTTTGCATATACCCCAGGAAAAACAGGTTATAAACCAGTTGATAACTCGCATCAAGACGCACAAGAACGCCTTTCAAAATACATGCAAGCAGCAAAGACTGCTGGTGAATACAAAAAACGTACTGCCATTGCGGAACCAGCAATTCGTGGAAGAACTCCTAGAGGTGCTGCTTCGATTGAAGGAGTTGAGCTGCCGAGTATGGGAGATGGTTATGGTGGTGGTGGCAGTAACTACGCTGACAAACCTAAGTCCTTCTCAGGTAGATCCTATAGTTATTAAACATGAGAAAACACAACCTCTGGCGGCTGATCTTGGTACTTACCTTTCCTATCTTGATAACTTACTTCGCACGGATTACCACGATAAAAAAGTAATTGCGTAATACCTTCATTAGCATAAATACGATTAAATAAAGGAGTGCAATTATTAATTTCCAATGTTAAATAACCTTCCCACATTGCTTCTGCAGGAGTTATATTTACCATTATTCCTGAACGTGCATATGTTGATTTACCGACAGCTACAACGGTAATATCGCGAGGTAATTTTAATCGCTCCATAGCTACACCTAAGCAATAACCGTAGGGTGGCAATAAGAAATATTCACCGCGTTTATCTTTAAGTAATTCAGTGGGCCTAAGGATTTCAGGATCAAAGTTTTTTGGATCACAATCACCTGATTGAACATTACCAAAAATCAAACACTGTTCAGGTGATAACCGAATATCATAACCATAGGAACCAAGGCCATAGCTGAGAATTTTGCGTTTATGTTCTTTGCTGACAAGATGGTCAGCAAAAGGTTCGATCATCTGTTCTTCTTCCGCAAGTCTTTTGATTTCCCAGTCAGCTAAAATGCTCATACTCGTTGGTAGGTCCTGGACTAGCTTACAGGATCAACTCAGGATGTGCCCCTTCTCTTCATAAATACTAATGAATTTTTCTATAAAGTCTGCTGTGTCATTCTTTGGCGGCATGTAAACGATCAACGAAGTACACGTCTTGTGTTTAGTGAGGCCCTCACTAGTTCTTTTTAAAAGTGTTGGCGGTGTCTTTAAGATACACAAAGGGAACTTAAAGATCCTTGGGTCATACCTAATCATATCTGGGACATTGGTGAAGAACAAACCTTCTGTAACTTCTCCTGCCAACCACTCCTTATAAAGGCGATTAAACCAAACAGCATGAGATGACATTAAGGATGGAGAAGATGCTCTAGTCATCTTCCAACGTTGACGTTTTTTATCCCAAAAGTATGCCCCCGCTGGAGGAAAAAGATACACCTTGCCGTACCAAGGTTGGCAATTTAAACCATCATCGGATGGTGTGTAGATTTCATCTGCACATACATGAGTGTTTGCAAACTCAGAACTTGCTGGATCAAGGTCAATACCTCCAAGCAAACCATGTGCTGCGGTAACAAGATCTTGGTTAGTAATGAATTCCCGGTCTTCGGTGTGACTATGTATATTCTGTATTCCCATTAAGACTCGGTTGTTTTGTTATAGTCTATTTGGAAATAGCGAATGCCCTCATTGTCATTGATTACATAACCAGCATTCTCTACTGGATTGATTTTCTGTGCAGACTCAAGAATGCGTCTAAATGTTTCTGCTAGATCTCCGTTGTTTTCTCTTTCAGATTTCTCTTGTGCCTTATGTATTTCAGAAAGTAACCAATAGAACATTGTGCGATCTTTATGTTCTGGTTGAAATACCATTACACCTGGACCAGAAAGCTCCCAGTGTTTACAGTACTGTTCTCCCATATCACCAAGAATCAACTTAAGTGTTGCGTCGAGCATCTTAGCTTTCGTTTCGTCCAACTCTGGACCGATAACAGAAGCAATTAAGTTTTCTCTGCGGTTCATTTTTCTATTAACCCTTGACGTACTAAAGACTCTAGCAGCTTACCAGTAGGTCTGTACAGCACTACCATCTTACCTAAGATGCCACGCTTCTTTACAAGCTTTCCGTTTTCATCTTTAACCTTATCTAATTCACCGGAACGAATCAGATACTCCGCTACACAACGCAACCGCCTTTTCAAGGGAAGTTCTGCTTGTGGGAATTTACCGCATATCGTAGCTGGCGTAGGTTCCTGGAACGCAAGACGTAAACGATTCGCTAACGTCATGTGAGAATTCTCATCCTCTTCTTCATATTGTTTTAAGATTGTCAGGTATCTTTGTAAGCAACCATCATCAAAAGAACCTTCAGGCGGAAGAAAAAATTCCAACTGCAAGAAAAGGGATTCTGGAAGCACCTCATTGACATTGTCAAGAGTGACAGTTGCAATATCTACATTTTTAAAGCGGTGTGCCATTTTCCATAACCTTTTCAGCTGTGGTTGTGCAATACATGGAAGGAAGATTGTCACGTAAATCAGCCTGATCTATTTTCTTGTTTTTAGCAAAAGAACGAACTAAGGTGTTCCAGGGAATACGAAGAAGTGCTTTTTTACCAGGATTAGGAGATGCGTTGACGTAATGAAGGCCCTCTACCCAGCCCTTACTTGGGTTATTCTTACCGATAGAAATCCAATTTCTTACCGTCTGGTCTGATATACCTAAACGCCTACCACACTCTTCAGTAGAAATGTACTCGTCAGTATAGGCTTCTGGATTTAACTGATCCGTTTCGCCCTCTTGGTAGCGACTGTGCCACATTGAGGCCAGTATATGCTTGATGCCTTTGAGTTCAGCAACAATATCCTGTAGTCCTTTAGGAATTCCGGTGTACATAACGACAAATAGGTCGAGAACATGCTAACGTTTTTAAAGATAAAACAACCATTATGGAAGACCAGATTCCGCCTAGCCAGCCTTCAATCCCACAGATACCAGAGGGATCAATCTCCCCTGCACAACTTGCAGAAATGAAGGCTCGTGCCATGGAGATGGCAATACAACAGGGAATTCAACAAGGAATTCAACAACAAACAGTGCAAACACAACAAGGCCCAAGGGTTGTTTATGTGCGTCGCAACTGGACTGTTGCAGAATTACTTTTGTTATTTGCTGTAGCTTGTGGAATTGTAACAGGAATACAACAGATTTGGAACTATGGCACAAATGTTTTACCTCGCATAGAAATCAGAGTAAAGTAAGGAAAACGCTTTATAATTAAAGTACGCACATATATTGAGAAGTAGGTGGCAAACCGTAGGATAAGTGAATTTCCAGTAATTGCTGGAAATGAAATCAACGAAGCGGATCTGCTTACGCTTGTCCACGTCTTTGAAGTAGACCCGACGCTTCGTAATAAAAAAATTACATTTACACAGTTTAAAGATTACTTAAACGCATACTACGCTCCAGGGAGTGGCGCAACCTTTAGTGGTAACGTCACCATTACAGGCACACTTTCGGTCAGTGGCGCTAGTAGTTTTACTACCTTAAGTACTTCAAATCTAGCAACGTTTAGTGGCATTGTTGTACAGAATAATGCAACAGTAACTGGCACCATAAGTGGCACAACGGTTACTGGTACTTATATACAAGGTACCAATGTAAACGCAGTAACTGTAACGACAGCTACAGCAACAGGTACCTCTGGTTTATTTACGAGCGGTCAATTTCAAACCTTATCTGGAAACACAATAACAGGTGGTCAGATCTCATCACCTTCTGGTGTGTTTACCAGTTTAAGCGGAACAACAATTACGGGTACAAATGTACTAGCGGCCACAGGAACCTTTCAGTCTTTAACTACACCTATTCTTTTTGTAAGTGGTAATCTATCTATTGCAAGTGGACTGACGGTCACCGGTATTGCAGAGTTTGCTTCCGGTGTTCAAGTCACAGGAACTTTATCTGGAACTACAGTAACAGGAACAACAGCAAAATTCAGCACAGTCACTGGTGTTTCTGGTGTGTTTACAACACAGTTATCAGGCGCCACAATTACAGGTGATACGGCATTACTTTCTAATACCACTGGCGTCTCTGGTACATTTACAACCAGGGTTTCAGGCGCAACTGTCACAGGTAACACGGGTGCTTTTGGTAATGTCAGTGGTATTTCCGGTGTCTTTACTCAGGTGCTTTCTGGACTTTTAATTACAGGTGACACAGGAAAATATACAAATATTACTGGAGTATCTGGTGTATTCACCGATCGTATATCTGGAGCAACCATAACTGGAACAACGGTTGCCGCATCTACGGTATCAGGAGTGTCAGGTGTATTTAGTAGTTACCTCTCAGGTACAACAATTACAGGGGCCTCTGGTTTATTTCCTATACTTAATAGTGTTACCGGTACTTTTACAACGCTCGTTTCAGGGGTTACCATTACAGCTACAACAGGTAACTTTACTTCGTTAACAGGAGCAACAGGTATATTTACTACGAGTGTTTCAGGGACTATCGTCACAGGCAATACAGGTTTATTTACAAACTTAACAGGAATTGCAGCAACTTTTACAACAAGTATTTCAGGAGCAACAATAACAGGCAACAATATCCAAGGAACTTCAGGTGTCTTCACTCATGTCAGTGGAACAACAATTACAGGAACAACCGCGTCTTTTTCTACTGGAGTATTTCAAACTCTTGCAGCTACTAACCTAGCCTTTACTAACACTGTAGTTTCAGGTAATTTTAGCACTTTAGGTACAGGCTTCTTTTCTCAAGAAGTTTTTGTCACCGGAACACTTAGCGGTACAACCATAACTGGAACAACGGTTAAAGCAACCAGTATTACAGGTGGGACTATTGTCGGAACTACATCTGTCTCTGGGGTAACCATAACCGGAACTACGGTTGCAGCTACAACAGGT